TTAAATTAAGTGCCTCACTATCTGCTGGGTTAATTTCATGTAAGAACTTAATCGTTGTAGTACCACCACTCTCTGAAACGTCTGTTATTATTCCGTAAATTGTGTTGCCACCATTAGTCATTTTAATTCTCATTCCGTCTGAATACTTATCTGTTACATCTGCTGATACTGTAAACACTCCCGTTGGGTCGTCTACTGAATCATAAGTCCAAGTTTCATTGGCGTCTATCCACCCTGTTATTAGCCCTTCATACAAGGGACTGTCTATGGTCTTATTAGTTAGTGTCTGTGTATCTGTAGTACCTACTATATCGCCTGTCGGCTTAGTAACCTGCTCTACATTACTTCCATCGCCACCAAGTAGTCCTGTTAAGTTAGTTGTCGTTGAAGTTGTAACCTGATTAGGGCCTATGTCACCAGTATCTCCTTGGATTCCAGTGTCGCCGTCAACTCCAGTATCGCCTTCCTGACCAGTGTCTCCCTGCAAACCAACCTCTCCAGTATCTCCTTTTTCTCCTACCCCAGTATCACCCTGGGTTCCTACTCCGGTATCGCCTTTTTCACCGGTATCCCCCTGATCACCGACCCCAGTATCACCCCTAACACCTGTGTCGCCCTGGCTACCATCAGTTCCAGAATCTCCTTGTGATCCTTGCTCCACAAACAACTCCCACTTGCCGTCTGCTAAGTCTGTACTAAACGTTCCTGAAGTATGAGCCGTTACACAAGTATACCCTGATCCTTCGTGTTCCACTGTATCGTACAGTGCGTATGCTGTACTTGTAGCCCAAGCCCCTTGCCATTCGTAAGTAACACCTGCCTCACCTTGTTCTCCGGTATCACCTTTCTCTCCGACTCCCGTGTCTCCAGTAACCCCAGTGTCGCCCTTTTCACCAATTCCAGTGTCCCCTTGAATTCCTGTGTCTCCGTCCAACCCCTGTTCTCCGGTGTCACCTTTATCCCCAATTCCAGTGTCACCTTGTTCACCAACACCTGTGTCACCAGCGTCTCCCGTATCGCCTTTAGCACCAACTACTCCGGTGTCGCCCTGTATTCCAACGCCTGTATCGCCCTGATCTCCTTGTGGGCCAGGCGCACCAGCTAGGTTAACATCCCAGCTTGAGTACGAACCTGAACCTGTAACTGCTACCACATTATAAGTAAGCGTTGTAGAAGAATACGAGACCACCGTAGCCTCTATGTAATTACTTGAATCATACGCAATAATAATTGACTGTGCTGCCGTGTAGGCCAATCCGCTACCAACTGTTATTGAATTTTCACCCGTTACTGTGTCTAAGTTAATACTTGTGCTAGAAGTTGTTGAATATATATCTCCATCATCTCCCTCTACTCCTGTGTCCCCCTGCTCTCCGGTATCGCCTTTTTCACCGACCCCTGTGTCGCCGTCAACTCCAGTGTCTCCTTGAGGGCCAGCGACTGTACTATCCTCCCCGGTGTCACCTTTCTCGCCAGTGTCGCCTTTCTCCCCAATTCCGGTATCACCAGTTATTCCGGTGTCGCCTTGGTCTCCAGTGTCACCTTTTTGACCAACACCCGTGTCTCCCGCAACTCCTGTGTCCCCCTGTGGCCCAGCAACCGTACTGTCTGCACCGGTATCGCCTTGGTCGCCAGTGTCACCCTTGTCGCCAACACCTGTATCTCCTTGACTTCCGGTGTCGCCTTGGTCTCCAGTCCCTGTGTCTCCTTGAACTCCCTGCTCTCCAGTATCGCCCTTTTCTCCTACACCCGTGTCTCCTTGTTGACCCACGCCCGTGTCGCCCTGGACTCCGGTGTCCCCAACGCTTCCTTGAGTACCCGTATCTCCTCTCTCACCTACTCCAGTATCACCAGCGACCCCTGTATCCCCTTGAGGTCCAGCGACTGTGCTGTCTGCACCAGTATCACCTTTCTCTCCGGTATCTCCTTTTTGTCCTACTCCCGTATCGCCAGTTATTCCGGTATCTCCCTGTTGGCCAATGCCAGTGTCTCCCTTTTCACCAGTGTCGCCCTGTGTTCCAACGCCTGTATCGCCCTGATCTCCTTGCGGGCCTGTGTCTCCAGCAAAGGCTTTCACCTTAACCTTTTTAGAAGTCCCATACGAACTCATAGAAGTGTCGGAAACGTCTACCATCATTATTAAATCGTTATCTCTGTCTACACTCACTGTAGGGTGTAAGTTTAATTCTGTTATTACCTTTTCTTCTCTTGCCATTTAACTGTTATTAAATTAAGCGTCCCCGACTTCTGTGTAAGTTGTAGTCACATCCCCAACCTCTGTGTAATCTGTTTTACTGTGTACCATTCTTACTAGCCTGTCCTCGGTAAGTATCCAGCTAAAGTCTTCAGCAGCCACATACAACCCAAGACCCTCTGGAATGTACCTAACGTGTATGTCTCCGTCGTAGGTAATCTCCGAAGAGTCATAAGTCACTGTATCCTCGTCCTCATCAAAGTGCACTCCCTCGTATGTTACTATGTCCTTTCCATACGCCGTTGTAACGTCACCTGTTTCACTATAACTTGTTGTTACATCAGCCTCTTCTGTCCAGTTTATCATTTAACTATTCGTCAAAGTAAGTATCCCTAATAACCACCTGTTCGGGATCGTCACTATTGGTATTTACAATGGCATTTGTCATTTCGTCCAGTTCCCTGTAAAACTCACTCAAAGACAACTGTGCTTCGTCCATTAAACCTTGTCTTGCCTTAGCCTTAGCCACTGCATACTCTATAGGCAAATCACTAAACTCTGGAGGTAAGTTAGGCTCGTCGTCATCATCACTTAAATCAGTAACTGTTTCTACATAATACATCCATAGCCCTTCTGTAACGACCTCGTCTGGTGTTGGGTTAATGTCTATGTTCTTACCCCTTATACTGTACTGGGGTGAGGTCTCTGAAATAGAGGTGTCTGTAGGGTGTCCGTACGCATTGGTGTCTGTTCTACTGGCCTTATACCTATTACCATCCCCTCCGTAGTCTAATTCTACCCTTATCATTCTCCTGTAGTCGCTAGGTAGTCCGTATAGGTTCTGATCAGCCGCTAAGTCAGCTTTGGCCAACCTAACATAATAGTCTTGCCCCAAAGAGGCTATCCTATTAACCACTTTCTGGTATCCACGATTGAGGTTTATCTTAACTTCAGACTCTGTAACCAACTCGTTATCGGTAGAAACATCTTGGTTTATGAGAGTTCCTACAGCTTCCTGCATTTCGAGAAACGTCATTGTAATTACTTTTAAATTAAAGAGGTTCCTCGAATACCTTATTTAATTATACCACGAGTTTAAACGACCTCTATCTTCTCTTGTGTCTTCTCTGGTAACAAGCTTGCATACAACTTAATAAGGTCTGGGGCTATCTTTAACACGTCCCTTTCTTTTACTACCCACTCGTGGGCGTTTTTAACTAACTTGTCATTCTGTTTACCCTTAACCATTATGTCAAAGCACTTCTCTAATTCCTCAGGGGCCTTGTAAGCCAAACAATTATGTCCCTTCTTAATGTATGGTGAGTATGGCAACTGATCCTTGATGATCATCGGCACTTTCAAGGCCGCAAACTCCATCATCTTCAATTCGCTCTTGTAGTCGTTAAAGTGCACGTCGTCAGCCAAAGGTATAATTGCAAAGTCTAAATCAAGTAGCTTCATTCTGTAGGGATGTGCTTCCCATTTAGTCCAAGGGTGATATTCTACGTCAAAGTCTTTGAAGTTTTCAGGAAAGTAACTACCTGCTACTACTAACTTCATACCAGGGTACTTCTCTTGTAACTTCTTCATAGTAGGCATGGCACTCTTCCAGTCCGCACTGTGTGAACTTCCTCCGCTCCAACCTACCCTAATCTCTCCCTTCTTTCTCTTGCGCTTAACCTCAACGTCAGGATAGTAACTTAAATCCAAGCAGTTTACTACAACCGCCGCCATGTCTGCATACTGATTCCACATTTCTGTCAATACAGGTGTTGGTGAGGTGGCGAGGTCACATGCCTGGAGGGCCCACAAGAGCCCTGTATGCTGTTCTAAGTTACGAAAACGATTAAAACCAGGTGTGATACCTGTAACCCATAATGGAAGCTCTCCTCGCTCGTCTATCTTTAGTTTCGTTCCGACCGTTGCGTTCTTGTAAAAGTCACTTTTTTGGGGATTGTCCATTGGAATCCACACGTCCTGCGTACCAAAGTCCTTGTAACTAGGATTGCTGGGCTTAGTTTCTAGTGTGTTATCGTCCCAATCAAACACTACTACCTTATGAGGCCAGTTTTGCTTTATAAGCTTGATATACTCCAGGGTGTTGAGCCTTGAGACTACTATATCCGCACTGTCAATGGCCGTTTTGACTTCCTTTTCGTCTTCCCCTGGGTCAAGTACTGCTGAGTCTGCTATACCTAATTTATTAATAGCCTTGTCCCAAATACGCACCCTGTGGTGTCCACAGCCTCCGTCGTCTGCTGGTAGCCACAGTATTCTTAATTTACGCATAACTTCCCCGACTTAATTTATATAGTCTTCCTGTCCACAGTTAAACAACCTGCAAACTCAGGATCCTTCCTTAATATCTTTTTAAGCATTTCCCCGTTCTTAGGTAACATAACCTCGTCCCCATGCTTAGCCTTAATACGTTCGGCTACTTCCATAGGAATAGTGGCGATCTGCCTGTACTCCCTGTCCTTACTAAACCCATCACTGTGGATCTTTAGTTTAGCATTGGCCAAATAAATACCGTTGGTATTCTTATAAACTCCACTAGCCATTTCTTGTTTCCTCTGGCTAACGTCTTTTAAAAGCTTGTCAACGGCTTCGTTAAATATCTTCTCTTGTTCCTTGTTCTTGGGTGCTAACTCCCCTAGTAATTCTTTAGCTGTAGGCATGATTGTCCTCGGTTAATTTAAGTAGGAGGGCCCGAAGGCCCCCATACCTTACTTACTAACTGGATGCTAAGCCAGTGATTTTACCATTGTATTTCTCCGCATATGCGGCCAATGTCAATTCACCAACTATTGCGAACCCGTCAGCGTCTGCTGTTTTTGCAGTCTCTTCCTTAGCAACAGGTCTTAGCTGTGGAATCTTCCACGTACTTGAATCAAGTACTGCTAATTCGTCGTTATCGACATGAATGTCGGTAACTACCTGTAATACTCCAAAGTTAGAGTCGTATACTGCAATTGCAGAAGTGAACTTCTTAATGTTGTCGACATATTGTCTTGAATCATCAAAGAAGGCACTCATCATGTTTCTCTGTTTAGGAGAAAGCAAGATTGTGTCAGGGTCTCCCCCGGCGTCATAGATGTCTGCTAAAAGGTCATTTAACTCGGACTCAGTAATATCTCTTCCAGTACCTGTACCGGTTGATATATTAGTTGTTATCCAAGCCATAATCCCCTTAAGCTCTCTGGCTGTACCAGTTGCTCCACTGACTGCACCACTACCATTGATAAGGGCATACTCTATGTCCCTACCAATCTCCTTGAGTGCTTTTTCTACTTGCCATGAGTATTCATCTTTGTATCCCGCAGGATCAGATGCTCTCTGGGTTCTAGATACTTTACCAAGTTTGGCAAATATCTGTGTGTAGTTTTGTGCTCTCGATGGAGAGGTTAACGCTTCAAACGAGTAGTCGAAACCCTCTACTTGTGCGTTTGATGTGCTTGTGTCAGCGTAACTTACTGTTGGCCACTCATGAAGAGCGTTCTTAGCTTTAGTCTTAGGAAGGTTTGAAAACATAGGTGTCTTCATCTGTCCCATTGCGACTAAAACGTCGGTTAGGTCTTCATGGTTCGTAGTAACATCATACGACATGTGTTTTACGTCTGCCATTTCGTTTGTTAGCTAAAATTATACCCCCGACTTAATCTGGTATATTTCCATACTTCTTAATGAAGTCGGTCATGTTCCCAGTTTCGACAGCCGCCGCCAAATCAGCTTTACGCTGGTCTGTTTCGGAATGTACTTTGGCTCCGGGCTTTTCACTAAACGTGCTAGACTTCTGTTTTTTAGCTTTGTCTTCCGCTAAAGAGTCAAGGTTCATCAGCTTAAACGCCATTTCAGGGTCTGTTATTACATTGCCCTTAGCGTGCTGTTGGTCCATAAACTTGGCTACCTCTTTAGGTTCAAATTTAAGTCCTCCATCCTTGCCGTCATACTTCTTGCTGAGCTGGTCCATTTGATTAACGAACCTCTCTTGCCACTTGTACGCCTCTAGCTTCTGCTCTACTAGACTGTCTACTGTGGTCTTATCCACATAACCCATTGCCTCAAGTTCCTTCCTAGCAGCATCAAGTTGTCTTTGCCTGGCTTGTTCCTCTGGTGTACTTACCTCCTGAGGGTTTACAGCCTGCTGAAGTCTATCTGCTACTTCGGCTTTTGCCTTGAGTTCGGCCATTTGCTCTTTCATTGTATTGAGCTCATTGACCTTCTCTTGGAATCGGTCGTATGGAATTCGATTGTCGATTTCCTTACTAGACTCCTCACCTTCTTCACTTTCGGTGTTTGACTGCTCCTCAGCAGAATCTTGTTCTAAAGTGTCCGGTGCTGTTTGTTCGACATCTGACGAAGAGTCCACAGTTGTCTCTGTGCTTGTTACGTCTAATTCCTCGTTATCCATAAGTATTTCCCACATTTTAACGTCTTCAGTGACGAACGGGCGGATAAATTTATATAAAGAACTACTCGCTCTTAAAGGCTTGTGACCTATACATTATTATAACATACGGGTTTTTAGCCTTTGTGCAAGGGGGTCGAGGAATCCCCCTGCGCAAAAACCACAAGCTATTTATTCCATTACACTAGCATCCATTGCACCCGGTGGTAATTCACCCTTTGGCCCTACTGGCCCTACTGGTGGTGGGCCTTGTAATGCCATTTCTAATTCTATAGCCTCCACCTTCTCCTCCTGAAGTCTCTGCTTCTCTTCCTCTGCGTCTATGTCGTAGTTAGTTAATAGTGTCTGTCTACTTATATCACCGCCACCCCTTAACATGGTAAGTATTTCTCTCTTACCTTCCTTAGTGTGTGCAATACCCGAACTTATCTTGACCTTGACCTCTGGGTTTCTAGGTATTTGAACTATCTCCATAACGTCCTCACCCTTGTTAATACCTAAAACCTCTTCCCCCTCTTCATTTACAACCTTAGGTATGTTCTCTTCACCTACCATTCCACTGATAATGCCGTACATTTCACCGCCGTTGGTTCTGAATGGCTTGGTAATTAACTGGTGATCGTAACCCATGTCTAGTATATCTTCTCCCAACCTTGCTAATGTGTCTGATAGGTTATCTATTAAGTCTATTATGTTCGTGTAAGCATTGGCCACTAGAGTCTCAAACGCTGTTCCTGCTGTTACTCCTTGTGGTGCTCTACCCATAAAGGCCTCGTGTGCCGCCCCTACGTTCTGTATGTACTCCTTAATGTTTTCTATCTGCTTAAACGGAGTAGCACTCATAGGCTTCATGTCCATTTGCTGTATGCTGTGCCCTGGCTTGTGTCTTAATATCTGTCCGTTTCGGTTGTTGATTATCTTAATGCCTGAATTTGAGTCGGTTACATACTTACCCTTTGAAAAGATTATGTTGTATTCCAGTATTGACCTCTCTAGGTAGTTAAGGGCTTTGTTCAAAGGCACTAGGTTCTTAACCCAACCTTCGCCGTATATACCCTCAATGTTAATGTCAGGGAAATATAACTCAAATGGTAACTTCTTAAACTCTGTTAACTCATTCCTTAGTATCTTGTTCTCACAAGTTGTTATCACCCTAATCCCGTCCTCGGTAACACACCATGTTTCGTGTAGTAATAGGTTATTACCTAACGAACTCTGGTCTGAAGTGTTAGAGTTAATCAATTCCTTATACGCACTTTCGCTCTGTTTACTAGTAGTAGCCAATTCCTTTATAGCCTCTTCATCATAATAAGGGTTCTTTTCTACTATCTCCTTTGGCCTACTTATAACCTTAATAATATACCTAGCGTCGTCTATATCAGTAGCATAAGGGTCAATGTAAGTGTCAAATGGGTCAAGTATCTGTAACCATGGCATACCCTCTCCGTCGTCGGCCTCTGAGTCGTAGCCATATTGTACTATACCCTGTCCGTATAATAGTCCGTATAATACAAGTTTCTTAATGTGGTGCTTCATTCGTAGTTTATCGTACACAAATGCCAAGTATGCCCCCAGTATCCTGGAGGTGTTTACGTCTAAAGTTGCGTAAGGTAGTGCGTCTACATCCCAAGTAGGTGAAACTCTCGTTACAGCCCCTCTGATAGCCCTACAAGTGGCGTACACTTGGTTAATCATGAAGTCCAATGGGTCTTTGTTACCCCATACTAACTTTCCTGTGTCCTTGGAATATTTAACGTTCTGCCAACCCCTGTAATAGGCGTTGTTAATAAACCACTGCCTTTCAATATGTGTACTCCTGAAGTTTTTACTCTCGTCAAACTTAGCGTCTGTGTATTCTAACCAATAGGTTTCGTCGTACTTCTCCTCGCTCTCTCGCTCGGGCTTACCTATTAAACCCTTTACAGTGTCTTTTAAAGCCATGTTACTTTATCTTAATTTACTTCCTCGAATCGTCCTCGTCTTCTCCTAAAAATGGTATCTCGTCAATGTCCACCTCCTTAATAGACTCCTCTACTTCCTCATCCTCGTCGGCTACTGTAGATACATACTCTGTCAAGTCTTTGCTCTTAATCATCTTGTGAAGCTCTCCCCTCTCTTTGGTCGTTAGTATCTGCTGAACGATTCCCAAGGCGATTAAACCCAAAACTGCAACACCCGCTATTATGGCTAACATTATCTCCATATTTAATTATATCACATCAATATATATCACCCATGTCCTCAATTAAGTCTCCCCCACTTTGCACGAAGTCCATTGTTGTATCTTCGTCACTTTCGTAGGTTATATCCTCAGGATCGTCTATTACCCTGCCATACATGTCTAACTTGGGGTGGTCAAAGTAATCAGGTCGGCTCATTACCATATACCTGATCACGTCACAAATGTCATCTTTTAGCTTAAAAGGTCTCGCCCTGTCCACGTCTGAACTTTCCTTCCACTTTCGCCAATGGTAGTTCATAAGCTCGTCTCTAGTCATAGTGCAGTTCTTACCTATGAACAACTTGTTCTCCCTAAATAACCTCGTTACCCTGTTAATACCAGCCATTACATCGTTATCGCCTGGTACAAAACCCCAACCCTCTTCCGCCAACTGGTCGTACATACTCATTCCTGAAGTCTGTTGTGTACCCTTACTTGCAGGGTCAATTATAAAAGAACTTATGTCGTGCTTCTGTAGTCCGTTCCTTGTTAGCATGGCTGATAAGTGATTACTAATGTCCTTGGCTGTTAACTGTTGCTTTCTCTCTTCATCAATCACATATAAATTGTGTTGTAAATCCTCTTTCATAAGTAGCATAGCCGTAGGGTGATTCCAACCCACATCAAGTCCTACAAAGAATATGTCCTGTATATGTCGCTCTGGTATATTAACAACGTGTCTTGTCTCTTCAAAGTCTGGGTATATAAGTCCTTCGAATTTCTCAAAGCTAGCCAGGTACTCCTGTCTGAACATAATCTCGCTCAAGTCGACCTTAGCCTTTTCAATGAGCTTCTTATCAATGTAAGGGTTTTCTTCTGTAGCATACCTCCAAGTATCATAGTCTTCCTGTCCTTCTACTGCTGGTTTGTAAAAGCCCTCGTACACCCAATCGTAACCCTGTGGTGTTGTTGTAATCCATGCATACCCCCCTCTATCTGTTAGGGCTGGGTATACTACCTCCCATACCTCCCTGTCCATAAAGGAAGCCTCGTCCATCCATACCCAATTTAGCCCTACCCCCCTGAGCCTGTCTGGGTTGTCTCCACTCCTAAAGGTTATCTCGCTATCGTTAGCTAGTTTAAGTTTATGATCCTGTTTATTCCACGCCTTAATAGCCTGTGGAGGACACCAATCCATGAACATAGGGATATTAACATCCTTTAACATGGGATACGTTGGAGCTATTATCATGCCCCTACTCTTAGGGTTTTCATCAGCCCACTTCAAGGCTTCTATAGTGCCAGCCATACTGTTGTGAGTAACAATAAAGTCGTTAGTAATATACAAGCCATCACCACCGACATTTATACACTGACACTCCTCTTCCCCTATCAACTCAATGTCTAAAACCCTTCTCCTTAATTTCCCTATACCCAACTCTTTCCACCTATCTGCTTTCCTTTTAATCCTACAAGGGTTTATATCCCCACTAAACTGTATATATACGCAATACGACAACACCCCCTTCCCATCGTATGTCGTAAACTTCTCAAAAAGTGTCGCCGTACCACCCAAAGACCTTACAACCCACTGGACTTGCTCAGCCAACCCCTTGTTAACTGAGTAAAAAGAAGCATGCCCCCTTTTGTCTATGTAACCATCGGAATCCATAAGCCCCTGTAAAAGTGACAACCTCTGCTCAATATCAGCATGCAAGTATACCTCTGGTATAAACTTATCATGACTGCCTAGCCCCATTAACCCCAATCCCTTTAGTTTCCCCTTTATACTCCCCTTTCTACTCATAAACCTGCCAGTTTCAGCATCTATTTCCACCCCCGATATTATTCTATAATCGTAATCTCCACCCGCACTCTTAACCTCGTATCTCTCCGATATGTAGTCCACTATCTCCTTGTCCGCACTTGAGAAGACAACCGTATCCTGAGTTATTCCCCCGTCCCCCAGTATTATTCCTAACATATATGGGTCAATAGGTAAGTTTTTAGCTTCAAGCTGAACAGGTGAAGGAGTGTCTACCTGTATATTCTTAGACCTTCGACCCCTAGGGTTTTCTTTCTTGAAATGTTCCAACAACTCAAGCGTAGTATAAACGCCCCCCTTGTCGTGACTGTTGGTAAACCTTACCTTCCACAGATGATCCCCCGTAGCTCGTGTCTTTGCTCCATCACGAAAGGTTAATAGATATATATCCTGGACCCCCTGAGGGTACACCCCTTTAATTACAGACGTTCCCTTAGGAGTACACACAGTGTCCCCCACCTTTAAGTCTCCCATAGGTACATACCCCTTAGGAGTCAACACGGGTTCCGTTAATGGTTGAGCCTTCCCGCCTCTTCGCCCTGCAATAAGGGTTCTAAACCTTGCTTCGGACTCATGGAAGGCCCATTGATATTTATGTGGTTGATACTTCCTCTTCATCCTCGTCTGGTGGTTGAATAAAGATACCTGCTGTTATCTGCTCGCCGTGACTTGTAATGTCTGTAGCTTTAGGAGGCTTCATCATAGTAAACTCCCAGACCATTCTAAGTAAACTAGCAAACTCCTTGTTATCTGTATTAGGGTCGTTGAGTCTCTTTCTTAGGTTTTCATAGTCCTGTCTAACGTCATCTGTAGTGTAGCATTCTAAAAGCATCTCTTTATTGAGCTTGCCTATCGCTTCTTCACCTGTTCTTCTGTCTGAGCCTTTCATTTGTACCTAGTTATAGGTTAAGTAGTATATTATACCATTACTCTTTTTTGTCCTTAGATTCCCCCTCTGTATCGCCCTTCTCGTCCCCCTTAATCTTGGGTTCTAGTCTGCCGAAGATCCTTGCATACTCCATTCGGTATCTTTCTATCTCTTCGGGTGTTTGTCTTGTAGTTGGTTTACTTATGTCACTCATCGCAGTCCTCTAATAATTCAGGTTGCCCCTTATTCTCGTAATCGGCTCTTATGTCATATATCTCGTCCCACATATCAAAGAACCAGTCCATTTCTATATCGCCAGTTTTAAACACTCTCTGTATAGTAACCACACACTCGTTAAACTCACACAAAGGTATAGCTAGTCCCTTCCAGTATCTTAACATTATACCATTGTAGTCTTTGTCCTTGAAGTAAAGTAGGGTCGGCCCGTGTGCTAACTCCGCCAATTTGTCCGGGTAGATAGAGTGCCATAGTAAGTACGCCGCTATACCTTCGCTACTTGTACAAAATCTGGCTTCTGTTTTGTTCACTCGAGCAGTATGTTAACTTAAATCCCCCTCTAACTCCTCAAGTTTATCTTGCATATCTTCAACGGTCCACTTCTGTATTTCGTTCATAGTGCTTCTAATAAGTTTGAGATCCTGACCACGATTTTCTCGTAGCCATTCGTCCGCCCATACAGGGTTCTGATGAAATGAGTTCGTTTTAAATGTGTGGTCTCCAGGGCAAAGGCATACCCCGTTGTAAAGCTCCCACCTTAAACGAAGGTTTCTTCTTCCTACAATGTGGTGTGAATTGAGATGTTCGGTCTTTCCGCACACTTCACACTTGTTGCCCGCCTGTTGTTTTACAAGTTGTGACCATGCTTTGTCTAGTTTGTTACGTAGCGTCTTCTTACTAGGTTTGCGGGGCATTTTTAATTTTTAACAAGTTAGTATTTAATCTACTCTTTCTCTTTAGCTTTGTCAATACGTGGCCTACCCATTTGGCCAGGTCTTAATAATTCAGGTATATACTTCTCTTCTACCGCATAACTACCATCCTCATCTATAACCACAGGTATCCCCCTAGTCCTTATTCTCTGGTACAAGGTCTGCACATGTACTCTCTCGTCATAGCTTATCTCTGTTATTTTCTTCATTAGTACCTCCTACTCCCAAATAAGATTAAAATGATTACTGTTATCAATAGCATTGTCCAAAACGGTATGTTAAATATCGCACTCAATAACCATACGATTAGTAATGTAATTATCATAAGTCTGGCTCCAGTTTATCTTTGTAATGTTTAATTATTTTATCGTACTCTGTCTTATAGAAGTCGGCAAAGTCTTCCTTAGTAGGGTCCTCCCCTAATATTTGTCTCCTTAGTACCCACAGTACATCTCTTAAACGTTTACTAGGGCTCTTGTAATTGTCAACCGCATCGTTCTCTGGTAGGTTTTCTATAATCTCGTTAACATCAAACTCTACTTCGTTTCCTACCGCCGAATCAGTCAAGGTAATAAACCCTGTGTCTCCTCTGTGGCTGTCTATATCCGCAATATCCTTGCTACTTACCTCTAACAATGAATCACACCTAAGCGACACTGAGCCATCTGACCTGCGATTATAGTTCTTTAATTCAATTGGTATCGTCTTCATAATTGTTTCTTTAAAATATACTGTAGTCGGCTAGCAATCGACTCTGCTTCGGTTCATCAGCTAATGCCCAGAGATAACCGACTACAAAATACTCTAAAGAGCTTTAATAACCCAATAAGGATGACTGGATAGCAATGATTCATTTACGCTAGTCAGTGTGTATCGCACCGAACTAACAACCAATCACCCTTACTCGACTATCAAAGAACTAGGCAGGACCAGGTATACACCTGAGCCCACAACCTCGGTTATGAGCTTTACTTCGGGTTCCCTGCCTATGCGATAACTCACGCTTACTTGTGATAAGCCTAAGGTATCGAATAGACCCACGAGGACTGTCCGAACTCGTGAGCCAATCTAACTACATCTGAGCTAATGCCCAGTTAAAGTTCTTAGTCCAACCGTCTACCCTATCGCTTCCTGTATAGACTCCTGTAACTCTTGCGTCCTTCCCTATACTCATATAACTCTTCTGTACTCCCCTACATATCTCCGCCGCCATTTCCTCTACACTAGGATCGTAAGCCGTAGAACCTTTGTGCCAGCCAAAATAGTTAGTAGCCTTGTTGGTCTTCTTACCCATACTGGTTTCTGCTACCGATATAGCCACTACTATCTTAACCGCCTCCTCGTTACAGTTTTCCCTTAAAAGAGCTAAATAATTATCATCTATCCTTCCGCCATAAGATTTAATAAATTCACTGACGCTATCCTTAACTATTCCCTTACCTTCTGTTTCGACTATCTCCTCTGGTATCTCAGGTACATAATTATCATACTCCTCGTGTATGTACCACTTCTTGCCATTCTCGTCCACTTCAATCTTCTGATCTCCCTCCCACATCCTAACCTCTTTGGCCTCAACCTCCTTAATCTCTACCTTTTCGCCTGGCTTTGTGGTAATTAACTTACCAATAAGCACAACTAACGTATAAAGAACCACGAGCAAAAAGACCCTCCTAAACACTACCTCTCCTCTCCTTTGCCCGTCCAGTAAGTTTATGCCTAAAGACTTAAACCTACCTAATTTATCTCTCAATATATTCTTCATTATTTGAATATATAATAATTTAATTATATATATATTACCATACCTATTTAGTCAAGTCAAGTATCTCACTCCAGTTATCTTTAATAAACTTCTTCCAGCTCTCTGTATAGGGAATGGCCTCTATAACACACTTTCCGTCCTTCTGTGGCACGATCAGGTACATGGGCAAGTCTTCTCCTAGGGCATACCTATACATACTAAGTTGCATACCAACCTTTTTAAGTTTCTTAGAGTTTTGCCTAAAGGACTTACCCCTCCATGCACCCCAAGTCTTTATGTCGCCGATCGCCTTTTTAATGTTTAGTTTATCATTCTTCATAACTAGGTCAAACCTACCTGCATACCTGAACTCATCACAATACACCTCCTTTTCGCTCTCTAGTATCTCCCAGCCTTGCTCGTATAGGTCGTCTACTGCTTCCCTATAACCTTGGTCTTTGTCCTCTACTATGTCCGCCCAGTCGCTTATGCCGTAGAACTTGTTTTCAAAATACTCGTGGTACTTAGTACCTAACTCGGCGGAGTGTGTAGTAATCCATTCGGGGCTAATGTTCTGAGACAACGCCCAACTCTCAAAGCCCTCTTTGTCAAACTCATACATCATTCCAACTATGGAAGTAACACTTAGGTATTTGTTTTTGCCTTTCTCGTAGACTCTCATAAGTAGATAGCCAGTAAAATCATAAGTCCTATGTATGCCACGGTCGATATAACCATTGCCGATATACACAACCTCCAAAACTTCTCTTCTGCTTTTACAGGGTCAAACCTTTTACTTTCTGTTTTATCAAACTCCCAATCGTTTCTCATTATTCTTCCTCCTTTAATAAACTGTAAATATAATCTACG